GTAACTTGAGCGCCCCACGTTGCCATGGGGCGGAATACTATCCAGCCTCAAGGGCTGCAACTTTGGCTTCTAAGGTTTCAATGCGAGTCATTGCTTCCTGAAGTGCCTTTACAGCCTTCATGTAAAGAACTGAATATTTTACTGACTTAGTTGTAGTGCCGAGATCGTTCTCATCAGCGTCTAAGTCGGGGCTAGTTTTTACTAGACCTGGAGATACAAGCTCAAGCTCTTGTGCAACGACACCAATACTTGTGTTAGTACCAAGGCCAAGCTCTTCTTTAAAATTAAAATTACGAACACTAATTGCTTTTAAATCTTCCCATTGCGATCCAGCATCAACAATATTTTCTTTTAATTTTACATCTGAAAGAGCACCGTAATTGTTGTTAGCGTTCTCTAGATCACCATCGGCTAATATCCTACATACTTGAGTCCCATTATCTATATTGCTTGCATTATTTTGGAATGAAAGAAAAGATTGTGTACTAGCTGTTCGTACAGTTTTGAATAGATGACTTGAGTCAGAGTGAAACGCTGCTTGCCCTTGGAGCCTAATCCTCATCCGTATCGTAGGGCTCGACGCACCATCCGCAGTAGTCGAGAACACTAGTCTTGTTGGTTTATCACCTGTTGCGTGGGTTCCGTCTGCTTCAGCAATAATACTGGCACACTGCTCGTAAGTACCATTGCTATCGTTACCCCAAAATTCAATCTTCCCTAAATTATTGCCATCGACTGTAGATGTATCATTGCGACCAAACAGTAGATCGCCGCCTGCTGTTGCTACCGCAGTGATCGTATCGCGGTTATCTGCACCATTACCAATAGCAGCAGACGTCCCAACCAACAGCCTGCCCGAGCTGTCGATACGCATCGCCTCGGAATCTGTGCCACCCCCATTTCCCATAAAAATAAATTGACCGTCAACTGTATCTGCACGCGAACGGAAAACAGTTCCACCACCTGCTTGACTTATCTCACAATAACGATTAGTTAGATCAGCATCTTGAATCCTTAGCTTAGGCTCGCCAGTGCTTCGCAAGTGCAACAGAGCACCAGGATTTGTAGTGCCCAAGCCGAAGTTGCCCGATGTATCAATGCGTGCTGCCTCGGTATTTCCAGTTCTTAGGATTAACGGGTTGCTGGTTACTGAGCCAACAAAAGTACCAGAAGAGTTAGCGAAAATTCTCCCATAATTGGAAGTAACATCACCAACATTAATAAGTCCAGAACTACCACCGTCAACCCTCAACTCTCCTGCAACGTGCAGTTTTGCGTCAGGCGACGCCGTGCCAATCCCCACGTTTGAAGGGATGCCTTTGAACAGATTTTCAACCGTGATCTTCTTATTTTTATCAACCGCAGCGGCTTCACTGACATCAACAATCGTCAGCAAGTCGCCCGTGGCCTGAGTGCCTGCAGACATTGCAGTCAGTTCAGTGATTTTGCGATCAGCCATGGGAATTAAGTCTTGATGACGTACATCATGGCTATGTTACGCGGTCTTGCCTCACCAGCAGCACTGTTGTTCACCGTCACACTTGCTGAAATGCCGGTTGTCTTGACTTCAGATCGTCCGGTGTCTGCCGCGCCTGTAGTGGAAGCTCCCGTGTAATCCTGCCTAGAGTCGTTGCCAACAAAACCGCTGGCAGCAAAACGAAGATCTTGACCAGCTTTCTCGAAAAGGCGATTACTACTGCCGTTGGGGGCTGAAGCATTTGCAACGTAATGGAAGTGGCCAGGGTCAGTAATGGTTGAACTTGCAGTGTGGTTGTGCTGCTTGTTGTTGTCGCCCTGAGAACTAGCAAAACTGCGGCCACTATCTACGCCGCGACTATCGTCCCAACCACGAACAAACTCACCACGTAAATCTGGCAACTCAAACGTGCTGCTGCCGTCACCTGCGCCCCACGTCGTTCCAATAATCGTGAACAAGGCAGCGTAAGTCGTTCTGCTAACTGCCGAGCCATCACATTTTAAATAACCACTTGGGGCGGTGGTCGTCGCCATCATGTGAACCGAACCAGTTGGCACGGCCTGCGGCAAAGCAGTAAAGCTCAGGTTGCCGCTGCCATCTGATTGCAAAACATCATTTACACCGCCATCATTGCTTGGCAAAGTCAGCGTGACATTGCTGCTTACATTTGATGGAGCGCGAATTGCAACATAGTTGCTATTGCTGGTGTCGCGCAGCCTTAGTGCTTTGCGATCACGAATCGTGATGCCGTTGCTATCAACGTGAGCACGTCGCGTTCCACCAGTGACAATGCTGAAATCATCAGCGGCGTTTCTGTAAATACCAGTATTTGTGTCTGCACTAAACCGAAACGGCAAGCTGCTGACCGTTCCAGCAGGTATTCCGACGTTACCGGTAAATGTAGGGCTGGATTTTGTCGCTAATCCAAGGTTGGTCTCGTCTAGAGAGCCAATGGTGATAAACCCCGTATTAGTTCCATTCCTAATCTTCAATTCATCGTTCGTTTCATCTGCCCAGATCATCCGAGCAACAGAATTAGCAGCACTGGGCGTAGATGAACTCGCATTCAGGCTGTAAATCGCAGCCATATTGGAGTTAATGTCCGAACGGACGCTCGCTCCAGTGTCATTCTGGATCGGGGTGGATTTTGTCTCGTTTACAAAGGACATCAGCCAATCCCGTAACCAACGGCAGTCCAGTTCACCGCTTTGGCGATCCGGGTATTACTGGAATTGTAGACCGACACGTCAAATCCGGTAGCCGAAGAATTGCTGATGACGTAGTAGTCGCCTGATGCGTTAGTCGTAAAGACAATGCCGACAGAAGGAGCAACGTAAAACTTGTTACCGGCACCGTAGGCCACTGACACATCCGCACTGGTGCTAGTCGTCACCGATCCAGTCACTGAACGCCTCGGCAATGCAGCTTGAACCCGCAGCTGATCAACAGCTATCTGCTCTTGCGGGCCTCCAGTACTGAACTCTGCCTTGACTTGGTAGCCACGGGCCTTGAACTCCGCGTTATTAAATTGACGCCAACTTGTGTACGTCGGAGAACCTGCTGGATCGTCCTGCGTGGTGCGGATATACAACTCAACATCACAGGTGTTTGGTGCGACACCGTCAAAATCAGTGATGGCGTCAAAATCAGGCTCATCATCGATGCGTTCGTTATACGGGAAGAAAGCACGAGCCCGGAGCGTGCTGTCCAATCTGAGACTGAAAACATCACTCAACGCAAACGCATTGCCGCCATTAAATACATACGTTCCAGACGTGTGCAATTCGCTATCTCCTTGTAGCACATAGGTTTCTTCGTCTTCCAGTAACAACGCATTACCATCTTCAAGGTCATAATCACCAAGTGCGTTTAGCTCATTGCCTGTACCCGCTAGCTCTAACTCATTGTTTACGGTGTCAACCGTTAAATTAGTTTTGGTGCCAGTAAATGCTGTGTCCTCTGTAGAACCCAACGCACCAACAATTTCAACGCTTTGTAAATCAGCCTTCGTAAATTCAACCAATGCTGCAACCAAACTTTCGCGGCCACCAGAGTCAACAAACTTGGCGCTGTACGTTCCAGCCTTAAGGTCGGCATACGCTTCAGTCGCAGAACCTGCAATCTGCTGAGAAATACTTGTTGAGGTTTGCCAAGTGACGGCACTTAAATTAGGTGAATGACGCAATCGAACATAACCGCCAACACGCACATCCAAATCAGTGGCTTGCGTCCAAGTCAAACGTGCCTGTCCGTTGACCGGAATCATGCTGAAGTTAGCTACATTTGCCGGTGCCGCAGTTTTCCCTTGCAGTTGGAAATTTGCAGCCGTAATTTGACTGCCTTTACCTAAAGAGTTTTTAGCTTGGATCTGAACATATAAGCGACCCGCACGCAGAGTTCTTAGGGTTACTGAAGGCGAAGATGTGTTTATAGCCTGCCAGTTGTCGTTATCAACTCGGTATTGAACGCGGAACTCACTGACGTTGACACGATCATGATTCCAACTAACTGACGCGCCAACATGCACGCTGCTACCTTCTTCATATAAAAATTCATCAACGCTAACGCTGTCAACTGGGTTGGGGATTAACGATAGATCGCTAATGTCGCGATTGGTCAGCTCAACATCAGTTTCAACTGCGTCATAAATCGTGCTGTTATACGCAACAGCACTAACGCCATAAATACCCTCTCCAACTTCAGCTACAGATACAACACGAAACTGTTGAGATTGAGTCTTGTCGTTCTGGAATAAGAATACCGATCCAATAGCTGGTGCTTGGCTAAATGCACTGGCGACGTCAATGTCTACCCCATCAACAATTGTATCGCCTTGCAAGATGTACTTATCGCCGCCTTCAAGTAACAACGCATCTCCGTCTTCAACCTCAAAATCTCCGGCAGAAACAGTTTCCTCGCCGCCCGCAAAGGTGATACCACCAACAGGCACATCTCTTTGCTCAACTAGCCCACTGGGCAAGATCACTGACAGCTTCGGATTATTGGCAGCAGCCAGTGAAGTCACCAGGTCATCTGCGCTATCTGTTGCAACTCTTGTCGTGCTTGAACGTTTAATCCGACCTGAACGACGCACTCCAGCACGAACAGGATCAGCAACATCAATGACCATGCCAGGCCGCAAGATGATGCCGCTTTCAAGCGCAACGCTGAACTGAATTGTCTCAGTCAGGTTTTGCTCGGACAGCAATGTCCACTTACCGATTCGATTTGCCTGACCCTGGCTGTAACAACCAATCGCCTTGATGTCCTTTTTGATGATGCCGTATTTGGCGACCGCATCATGGTCCTCAACGTATTCATATTCGACATCACCACGGGTGTCATATGACTGCCAAGCCACAACAACTACGGTGTGCCGTGCTTTCTGGGACGTGCCTTGATATTGGAAAAGACCGTCAACAACATTGCTAGGGCTGAGCAGGTACTGCGGGTCAGACGGCTTATCCTGCAGCAGCTGCAGTGTTCCAGCGCCGTAATACGCAATGCCACGGAAGATAGCCGTCATCTGCTGGATGACGTTATAAACCTCATCCCTGCTGTTAATCAATATGTTGAGGCTGAAGCGAGGCTCTTGACCGCCCG